AGTAGATATAAAGATTGCTTTTGAGTTTTCTTTGTCTAGTGTGGGCCTGAGCGCAACATTGAAAGCATCCCTCCCGTCTGTGAGAGCGGCCTCGTCGAATATGATGAGATCGTATGACCTACCCACAACCGAATCAACTTGGTTAATGGAGCCCATACGAATTGTAGAATTGTTTGAAAGTTCAATAACTTTATCTTTTGCATTGTCTCTAAGTACCTCTAAATCAAAATGTTTAATAAGATTTCTTTGCAAATCAAATGAGATTTGCGATAATGAATAGTTAGGTGACATTAATAGTACATGACTGTTTGGTACTAAACAAACCAGTTGTCCTATTATATTTGAAATGTAAGTTTTGCCCTGACGACGAGATATAGCCGCACAAACGAATCTATATTTGGGATTATTAACAGCATTTATAATTGCTTTTTGGGATGAGTTAGGTTCTATACCTAACAGTTCAAGATACTCCATTATGGGTAGTTTAATGAAACGACTCTCAGGATTTAAGTCCATAAGATAGTCGCCTAGTATATCTGTACGGCTAATTTCTATCAATGTATTGTCTCGTCAGGGAATATATTATCTTCTGAATCTATTAGTAAATCCAGCTCTTTTAGTTTAGTGTAAAGGTAGCAGTAAGTAGCCGATACTGTTTTTATCTTCTTCTCTGCTGGTGATAAGTCTCTAAATTCTTCTACTTTGATTAAATCTTGTAGCATTTTTCCTGCATGTACTATGCCTTCTTCAAGCCATAGTTTTGTTCCGTTTGCAGTTGCCATTATCTTCTCCTTTTTAGTCCTAATGTTCTTTTTTGTGATTTAGGCGGACGCTTCTTAGAGCCTCCTTTACCTGCCCAAAACACTTTGTTTGCCCAGTATGCTGCTGAAGATTTCCCTTTTCTAATGTTTTTAGCATGTCTTGCCTTAAAACTTCTTCTTGCTTCTGGACTGTAGTTATGGCCCATACCTTGAGCCCCAAATCTTATAATCTTTACTTTACCACCAACTTTTACAGCTACTACGGCTTTTTTGGTTTTATGGTTTGGGGTTCTTTTCGGTTTGTTAAGTCCGCTAAGACCTGCTCTTTTTAGCCTTGCTTTTTCTGCTGCTGTTAGTGCCATCTTTCATCCCTATAAGTAAAGATTTCTTTACTACTTTGTCGAGTCTTCCCGACTTCATAATTTTATTGATTTGTTTTAAAATACTATCTTCTTCTCCTTCTCGTCAATAAAGTAGAAGGTGTTTTCTTTCCAAACTTTGCTCTTTTAGGGTTGACTGTTTTACCAAATCTTGGCCCTACTGCTTTTGGTGCTGCACCATAAAATCCACCTGGTGTGGACATTGGTGACTTAGTGTTTACATAAGTTCCAGCTGCTGCATTTAAATCACGAGTTAAACCTCTTTTTAATACATGCTTTCTTAGCTTGGAAGTTGAGTGGACACTTGGTCCGCTTAAAAATCCGCCTTGTCTTGCCATTTTTAATTCCTATCTACTCTTAACGAGTACTTTGGCTTATTAGCCTATTAATGAGAACCTTATTATTTGGGGTTCTCGGTAAATTTAATAACTTTTTTAGTTGGCAGCCATACTCTAATTCTAAGTGAACTGCCGTTTTTAATCTTTGTGATAAATCTAATACTTTTTCAATCTCTTGAGTTAGATTATTCATATTTTACTTCTTCTTTCGACGTCTCCGTTTAGTAAAAGTACGTACGTTAGTGGGTCTTCCACCAACGCCTTGAGGTACTGCCCTCTTACGGCGAACTGCCGACCTTTTCTGAGCTTTGCTCATTGTTCTTGCACGTGCTAAAGGAACACACTTTGGGTATCCTTTTCGTGAAGTTTTTGCAGACTTTCGTCCACAGGGTTGATATTTGCCTTTTTTCTTAGGTCTAGATATATCTACCCATTTTTCTTTAAACCACTTTGATAATCCACCCTTAGGTTTAGCCATCTTGATGATGGTCCATCTCTCCATCTGCAATATAGTTTGCAGCAGATACTACTTCATATTCTGAAATTGCTATTTTATTTGTAAACCAAGTAGGTAAATCCGCTTCTGGATTATCTAAATGGTCTAAAATCATTTGCGAATGTGAAATTATAGTCTTACAAGATTTAATTACTGATGCGGCATCAGTGTGTCCATCTTTCTGTACTAATACGAATTTTCCGTCTTTTAAAAGTTTAGCTTCCATTTTTTACTTTTTGCTCAGCTTCAATCAATTTGTCTTTGATGTCTACTGACCCGTCCCAGTTCTTATCTTTTCCTGTGACTATATTTAATATTTGTGTTAGTTTAAGTTTAAACCAATCTATCATTTTTTATTTTTCCTTGCAACGCCCATTCTGTATCGTCCGCCACGCTGCTTATATGTTTTTACTAACCATCCATTTGCATATGCACTTGGATAGACCTTAAATTTTCTTTTTGCTTCAGCTTTTACTCTTGCGTATAAAGCTGGATTAGTTGGCACTGGCCTTTTCTTAGTGGCCTTCCTTTTTCTCTTTCTTACTGCCATTTCTTAATTCCATTAATCTTGCCCTGTCCTGTTGTATAATTACAGGTTTAGGCGTTTGATTGTTTCCACCTTTTGAAAAAGATGGGTGAGACCATAAATATTCACAAGTGTCCTGGACTTCATTTCTTTTTTCCACTATGGAGTCCATTTCGTCAAGAGTCTGATTCTCACCCATTGTGTAGATGATCACCTCCCATGGTTGCTCGTTCCAGTTAGATTCGTTTTCTATAAGAGTGTCTAACTTGAAGGGAACAATATTTGTAGTACCTGCTATAAATGATTTATAAGACCAGGGACATACGTTTTTTATCTTCCTAAAGTACCATAGCCAGACGGTAAAGTCTGGTAGAGGTTTAGCCTCTTGAACGCTTCTTCTTTCCACCCTTTTTCTTTTTCTTCTTACCCATACCTTTTTGCTTTGCTAAGAGAGCTCTTTGTAAAGCTTTTGGTAGTTTCTTTTGTTTAGCAGTTAGTGCCATTTAGTGCTCCTATGTCCAACGCGGTGGTTTGTCTGGACACTCCGCCCATCTTATTTTTGTTTTGAGGGGCATAAAACAACTACAAAGTTCACAAACTTTCCACTTCTTTAAATGTGGACACTGTTTGCAAATTTCGTATCTTTCTTCAGGTGTTTTCTTTTTCACCTTAAATTTTTAGGTAATTTTTGTCTCTTATTTCTTTGAAGATTTGTTTTTCTTGCAAGTAGTCTTTTTACTCTAGCAGAAAGAGGAGATGCTTCTGGTTCTGCTCCTTTGCCTTCTTGTACTGTTCCTGATTCTACTTGCTTGACTGCTTCTTTTAAAGCTTCTTCGATTGAGTTTGACATCTATTCTCCTTTTGTTCTTTTTAGTGCAATTTCTGCATTTTCTAATTTGGTAAAGCCGTGAGTCTCTCCTTTCCAGATAAATTTGTAAACTTCATTGTCTTCAAATATTACGCCTTCTTTAACTTCTTTAACTTTTTTAGTTTTAGTAGCTTTTATGTCTTTTGTTTGATAATCTTTTTTCATTGTTTCTCCTAACCATGCATTGAAAACATAGTCCATATGATGCCAGCGCCCGCTACGATAATAGTGCCTGACACACTAATTAATATTGTTTCTATTCTGCTTACGGAGTTTTCGATGTCGTCAAACTTATTGAAACAAGTTTTCCACCGTTCTGCGCATACAGCTTCGTGCTTGGCAAGTTCCCCGGCCACTTCGTTAACATCCATGTTTATTCCCTAAAATCTTGTGAACATTTTGTTCTTGATTAAATTATACCAAAATCAGAGGTGAAAGTCAAGTATTATTTTCTGATGGTGTATATTTTAACTGGTTCGGACTTTCCTTTTACCGTCACTTCGTCGAGGAACTCGTAGTCAAAACCGTCAACTAAACTGTGTTCGGATATGATTAAATCCGCATCATAGTCTTTACAAGAGGACTCTAACCTTGCAGCCAGATTAACCGCATCGCCAAGGACACTGTAATCGAAGCGAGTAGTAGAGCCAAAATTCCCAACCACGCAAGGACCTGTATTGATGCCAGCACCTGTATTAATTTGATCAAGGCCTTCATTTTTAAGTGTTTCATTTAATTCTCCTAAAGCTACTCTCATTTCAAGGGCGGCTTCTGTAGCTTTTCTCTCTTGTTCTTCCACATCAAGCGGAGCATTCCAAAAAGCCATAATACAATCGCCCATGTATTTATCAATTGTACCTTCGTGTTTTAAAATAATTTCAGTCTGGTTGTCAAGAAAACGATTAATTAAGCGAGTAAGACCTTGGGGGTCTTTTTGGTATTTTTCAGAAATTGGTGTGAATCCTCGAATATCTGAAAAAAGAAAAGTAAGTCGTTTTGTCTCCCCACCCAATCTCAGTAATGTTGGGTCGTCCTGTAATTTTTTTACCAAGGCCGGACTAACATACGTACCAAATTGTTGTTTAATTTGTAATCGAAGCAAATATTGCGTAATGAAGTTACGGAAACTTTCAATAGCCCAGAAAGTAAATGCGATAAAAATAGTGCCAGAAACGTCAACCAAGTAAGAAGATTTCCACATTTCCAGCGTAAAGTAAATAAGCCCTCCAATAGTTAGTACTAAAACTGGAAGTGAAAGCCATATACGAGATACAGTAATTGAAAGTAATAGTAGAGCTAAAAGGGCGGCTCCTAACTCTACTGCTACATTCCATGTCGGGATGGACGGACTGTTTCCTTCTATAAGGGAGTGAAGTATATTTGCTTGAAGTTCATGTGGATGTACAGCTCCTCGTGCTGTAGGCACGGGGTTAGTTACTCCTTCTGCTGTAACTCCGAAGATAACAAAAGGTGCTGGTATTGGGTTCTCCATATACTCAGCTGCAGTTTGTCTATGAAACTTTATATTTTGTTGTACCCATATTCTACCATTAGCATCAGTATTTATATTGGGATAGTTTGGTATTCTTATCCACTCTACTCCAGCTTCATTAGTTTTTATTTGATAGCTTGGGTCGCCTACTGCAACTCTTAACATTTCAAGTGCAAAACTTGGATATAGTTTGTCTTTGCTACCTACGACGACGGGCATGCGCCTTACGACGCCGTCTATTTCTGGACTTGAGTTTATTAAGCCTACGCCCTCTGCGTTTAGCTGTAAGATTGATAGTTGTCGTAAAATTCCCGGATAGTTCAATAGCCATGGTACTGGATTCTCCCCTAATTGTGCTGTGCCTATATGAGGCCCTGATTCAATAGATTGAGTGGTAGCCGCATAAGCTAACACCGTTGGTTTCTCAAACATTACTGCTCCTAATTTATAATCATTAGAAGAGTCTCTTAAGTCAGGGTCAGGCATCAATAGTGTAAGACCAGAAACACCTTCTGTTCTATCTATCATGCTTGCAAATAAACTTCTTGGTAGAGGATAACCTCCGTAAGCTTCTACTATTTCTTCGTCCAGGTCGACAAGAAGTATATTTTCATTTTGTATTGTTGGGGATTTTGACATTAAGTAATCGAATGTACTTAATTCAAGGATTTTAAAAGGGTAAGGATTCCAGATTAGGAGTCCCATTGAAAGTATTATTAATATTAATCTAATCATGTTTATTTATTAAGTAATAGTTATTTAAGACTGCTAAAGTTACAAAAAAGTTAGTAAAAGATAACGCTGAATTAGCGGCAGGAGTATTATCAAACATTCCTAATCTTTCAAGAGCATAAGATACTATAATTTTTTGAGCTAAAAGTTCTTCTATCTCTGGTTTATCATCAAGTAAAAGATTCCGTTCATACAAATTATCTCGATTTTCTAAAGCATATATTGTTGTGGCTGAATCAAGTATATTAATTATTACGAAGTACTTGTGTTTTGGATTTTGAAAATTAAAACTATAGGAGTACTCAGCAGCCTCTATCCTAGCTCCATCTTGTTGCATTTGCTCAAAGTCAAAAGGTTCATCAACCAGAAGATTGTTTGATTGTAATAGTGGAGCTACTGCCAGAATTAATAATAACGTTATATGCTTTGCCATCTTGTTCTATAATTATATTGTACTCGGTTTCGCCATTTAAA